ATCTGCTCGTGGTGACGTACTCTGGTCAAGTGCTAGCTCTTTCCTAGTATCCCTTCAGCCAAGGCCCAACAACGCACTTGAGGACCAGTTGGACGACCAGCTAAACGATCTCACACACACTTTTAGTGATCAGACGTGATGGCTGCGAACATCATCTGGGCCGCGCGCTGCGCCAGGCCTGCCATTCGGCCCGCCATGCATCTGCTTGGCAAGGTCGGGCTAGCCTGGGGAGTCGGGAAGGTAACTAGGGCCATATGGAACATCCCACAGGTCCGCATATCCAGGAACACCACCGAGCTCGCAGCATCACTCGAGCTAGCGCCCGACTAGCGCGTCGACCTCGTGCTCTCTGAGCTTGAGGGACCAGACGGCGCAGACATTGGGCGCACGCTCGCTCGTGAGTGCTATGCGGGCAATCCTACGCCTGGCCGGCGACGTGCCAGGATGTCCGCCTTTTACCGCCACTGGGTCGCAATGGTGCGCTTGGAATTTCCTTTGCGCGCTAATCGCGCATCTGACAGGGGGGCCATGTCCAAATGGCTCCACGGGCAGATGAAGGCCACGGGCATGCGAGCGAGCCATATGGCGGACGCCGTGCCCAAGGTCGTCCGGATGGCGATGAACCCCAGCAGGGCCGAGCAGGAGGCAGAGCAGATGGCTGATGAGGCCATGCTGCGGTCGACCGGCTCCGCCTTGTGGAGGAAAGTGGCGCGGTGGCCACTTAGACTCGTGGGGTTGGGCCCAAGGGAGCCCAGAGAAACGCCCCCTGGCTTTGGCTAGGGGTGCCTGGTGGTAGCACCGGCGGCTGAGGGTGCACCCAATTGGCGCACCCTCTTGGCGGACATGCCGCAGGTGAGTGTCACTACTACCGGGTACAAAAACAAGACATCTCGCACTATCGTCACACTGAGTGACTTGCCCTCGCGTGGTCCCATGATGGTCCACGATAATGACGTCGGCAATGTGGTCCAATCGGTGCACGAGCGCGTCCTCGGCAGTGTCATTGACGGCACGTGGCAGCAGACATTGCTGCCGGAGCCAGAGGCATTCGAGGGCGCGCTGCAGGTCTTCAGGCGCAGGGTCGTTCGCGGCATGCCACCTCACTCACTCCCCTTCACCACGGAGCAATTCGTGGGACAGTATGGGGGTCAGAAAGCGAGGAGGTACGCCGCGGCTGCCCTCAGCCTCGAGTCCAAGCCAGTGGTGAGGGCAGATTCCTACCCGAGCGTGTTCCTGAAGGCGGAGAAGTGGTGCGAGCTCAAGGCAGGGCGCTTGATTAGCGCCCGGCACCCAAGGTACAACCTGGAGGTGGGGAAGTACATCTGCCCCATTGAGCATGGGCTGTACAAGGCGGTCGATGGGGTTTTTGGGGCGCCAACAATTATGAAGGGCTACACGCCCGAGCGGCGAGCTTGCATCGTGGATAGCCACTTTGATTCCTTCGGGGACACTGTCGCTATCGGGCAGGATTTCAAGAAGTTCGACCAGCACATCTCGCGCGAGGCGCTGCAGTATGAGCACGGGTTTTACCTGGGCTGCTACGGCGGCGATAGCACCTTGCAGCGGTTGCTCAGTTGGCAACTCGAAACGACCTGCTACGCCAATGTGCGTGATGGCAAGGTGAAGTATCAGGTCACGGGGGGGCGCATGTCTGGGGACATGAACACCGCCCTCGGCAACTGCC